TCCTGTGCCCTCCTTTCTAGCTCCCGGATTTGTTCTTCTTCCGTTTCAAGCTGGACCTGCATTGAAGCCAGCATAAATGCCCTAACCTTGTAAGGCTTTATATAAAATTCATCTGGCGTCATGCCGAACTTTTGAAAAATATGATGCAGGAGGGTAGTTTTCCCTCCTGCTTTTATGAGTTTTTTATCGTCTCTTCAAGGGTTTCGCTCCCTTCGTCGTATCCGCTCAGCTTTTCTATTAGTTCAATGACGGCATCCTTTTCTGCTCTACGCAGTACCTTATCTACTAACTGCCATCCTGTTACAACTCCTGCCTTTCCCCAGAGCGTTTTATTGTCCCATAATGCCTTCCTGTCTTCGGGATGCGTAGCAGTGTAAATCATAAGCGAATTAAATTTTGCGGCATTGAAATCTCTCGGTACTGCAAGATTGCCAAGCCTGCGGTCCTTCACTGTTTTTGTTGCTTGATCCCTGCACTTTTCAATTTCTTCGTCATCCAAACCCCTAACACGGAAGGAAAAAAGTTTTTTGTTGTCCCTGATAACCTCAAACGTCTCATAAGTAGTAACCGTTTCCATTGCCTCAAGAACACCGCTGATGTCCTTGAGGATAGTTTCTTCAGAAGCTAAAAGTTCTTCCTTCTTTACGTCATCCACGTCAAATCACCCCATCTTTCATTGGTTATGTCCTCTCAACACTCCCATGAAATTCAACACCGCATCGGGAGCGCCTTTTCTAAGACCGTTTATGACCTTTTGTAGTAATCTGGCATCTTTAATGACAGTTTCCGTAAAGGTCAGGGTTACCGTATAGCTCTGCGGTATTGCCCATGTGATTTTGTTCCCTGCCGCTTGATAGTCAGTATTGGTAAAGTTTATCTGTGCCTGCCACTCGTTTACTTCTGCGAGGAAGTTGCCCTCACCATCATAAAGTTCTCCATCGTACCCCCTTAAAATATTTCGAGGATCGAAAGCACCGGAATCCAGCAAGCTTTGCAATTCCGGCGGCTGATTTACCCTGAAAGACCATGCACGGGTAATCACTTCTCCGGACGTTACATTAGCAATATCAATAGCTCCATCGGTTAAACACCTCCATTACTGAACGTTGGTTTCAGGCGCAAACCTGAACTGGAAGGTAATGTAAACTTTTTCTGCACTGTCTAGGTCATCAACTTGTATAACAAACCATGCACTGTCACCGGTTGCCGGATTGTTTGGATCCTCGTAAATCGTACCCTGTAGCAACACACCTTCGGCAATCATACGATTGATAATACCCTGCGCTGCTGCTATCAATGTGGCGCGTCCATCTGTGTTGTTGTTTATTTTTCCGACTAACGGCTCCCATGCTGCCGTTATCCTATCCATCAAGTTGTCTCTGGTCCGCACCCTGCGAATCTTCTTCCATCCTGCGTCCATGTCTGCAGTAGGCGTTACAAAAGTGTTGATGCCATACTCAATCTGTACCTGTTTTTGAGCCGACATAGTAAACACTAAGGCGCCGGACTGGATGGCCTGCTCTATTTCCGCATTGGTAAGTGCACCAACAATCTCAGTAGCTCCTTTGACTACTGCATGGGTAAGGGATTCTGTAATATTCGCAGCCGCAATCATACCAGCAACCCTGGCAGCCGCCTTGTAGCCTTCACGAATCACCCCATCAGATCCCTTAAAGCCATTCGCTACATAGACAATAGCTGGATCGTTGAAAGCCTTAGCATTAGTAAGCCTCGTGGAAAGTTGCACGCTGGTCGGCTCGCCAACAACGGCAATGACTCGCTTACCCTCGTTCCGCACCCGGTCGATGTAGGTCTGCGTCGCCACATGGGTTGCCGGGTCCTCGCTGTCAACAGCCAAGACGTTCCAATCTATCGCCTCAATTGCCGAAAGACCCGCGCTATAGCTTGCTCCGTCTACAGTCGGATCTTGTCCGCCAGTTAGCGCCTGCTGGGCAACGGTAGCCAGGATACCGTTGCCGTCGGCCAGCTTCGTGGCAGTGATGTAGGGGCTGTTGGAAGCATTTACTGCGTCAACAAGAGCCTGCGGTTCTCCGGCACCCTTAGCGAAAGTAATTGTCTGCAACAGCGTTGCTCCCTCGTAGAGCAGAAGCTCCCGCTTGGTCGTATCGGTAAGGGAATCCCTGATGGTCACTTTGAAGTTGTTTCCGCGCACGCCCTCGTATTTGGCGGTAATAGTTACCACGTCTACCGGAGTAGCAGAAGTGTCTTTGAGAGTAATGGCAGCCTTCGCTCCGCCGCTACCCAGGCGGTAGCCCACTACCCGACGGCAACCGCCACGGAATGCCTCAAGAGCGGTGTCAATAGTACCGCTATTTCCAAAAGTAGCGGTAGCCGCATCGGCATTTTCAAGATAAGTTACCTGCCCCAGAGGTCCCCAGGAAGCGCGAAATAGTGCTGCAACAATGCCCTGTGGAATTATTGCTTCTTGCGGCTCACCAATGTTAGTCACACGAACATAAACGCCAGGTCTTATTTTCTGTTCTCCAGTCTGAAAAGTTATGCCAGCCATCTATCACACCTTCCTTTCCAAGAAATTTTTAATTGCTTTTTCAGCCTCAGCTTTCGTCATGCTATCTTTGCCTGCCAGTCGCAAAGCTCCGGCCACTACTTCCGGCTTTACGCCGAAAGAAGAAGCTGCTGCAATAAGCTCATCTCGACTGTAAACAGATTCTTGCCTTGTAGGTTGTTCAAAAATCTGTTTTGTTTTTGCCAAATTACTTCACCTCCCCAGTAGTTGCTCCGCCGACAATAGCTTTGTTCAAGATGACCGCTTCTTTCGCTGGTTGTAGTATACCGAATCTTGCCGTTAGTTGTATCTGCCCCCGTCTCATGGGGTCGGCTTCGCTGTCGGCGGCTATTCTCAGTAATTCCAGAAAGCCTCCGTCGGGCATTTTAAGCCTGCGCTGTTTGGCAAGCCCCTCCGTCACCTTTCGCACCCAGACCAGCCGCACCGCCGCACTAGGAGTTAAGATATGTCCGTTTATCTGCGCCTCCAACCAGTTCACCGCTGCCGTAATCTGCACTGGCGCAATTCTCACTAATCGCCAGTAGATTCCCGGTGCAGTATCGGTAGGAGACCATGTAGCAGGGTCTGTATGTGCTTCCGGCCACGTTGCTTTTGCCCAATTTCGCAATACCTCCACCGGGTCGGGGGTATATGTTTCCCCTTTTAACCAGCCCAGAGCGAACACCCTAAACCGCAATCCTCTGGTGATAGCGTCCCAATCTTCGTCAACGAAATCCTGCCCAGTAGTACCGATGTAGTCAGCAAGATACTGTTCTCCCTCCTCGGAAAATCGTGCTCGGTGTAACGTATTGATAACAGCATTAGCAATTGCATCTACCTGCTGAAATGTTGTTCTCGCTACATAAGGCCAGACTTCAATAACTGTAGAAAATGCCGCCCAGTCCGCTTCTGGATCCTGGACACCTTCCTTGAGCACTAGATACGGCTTCTGTGTTGTAGCACCAGCTGCATGGGGTTCATAAACCCGCCCTTGGACCTGCGGTACTCCATTTATAAGAAGTTGTCGTATTGTAGCTCTCATTTCTAATCACTCCAATAGTCAATTACCGTCTGGCGGATACGGGACAAATGCGCCTCAACAGTTGGTCTAACTATCGCATACTTACCGCTGTTCTTCAGCTCTAGCCAAATGCCGTATTCCACCCCGTGTGAGAGATAAAGCACTAACTGGTCATCCCGAACATCAACCCCTCCGTGCAAGCCCTGCCTTGCGTGGCCCGTCCTGTCTGTCCAGGGTGCATGGGTTTTAGCGTATCCTTCAAGCTGGCCAGCCCAATTTTGGAGCAATGCATAAAACCCGGCTTTTTTACGCTCAAGGAATTCTCTAGTTTTATCACCAAGGGCCATGTCTAGCTCACCTTCTCCAGATCGGCCTGATAACCGACTATTTGCCCTTGCACCACCTGCGGATATACTGCCAATATACGAAAATGACCAAGACCCGGAACATCAAATTCATCCTGAACGTTTGCACCATCTTTTATGTCCGCCTGATAGTCAGCCAGCATACCCCATCCTTTGTCAACCTGCTTTGTTCCTGCTAAAGTAGAAACTTCCCTAGGAATCCTCATGCCCTCCATAAATATCCGCACTGTATATGGACCATGTTCGCTTTTGACTTCATCAAAATAGCCACCCATATCTACTTTTTTGGTACGCTGAATGGTTATTTCAGTTGGGTTCTGCTGTATGGCCCATATAATATGCTGCCGCCGGAGTGACACCAAATCCATCTTACAACACCTCCGGCGGCTGGATTCTCAGTATCATACTTCCCATGCCGCTAGTGGCCATGCGACTATAGGTTTCGGCCATTTTAAGCGCATAATCCAGCATATCCTTGAGTTTCCGCATATCGTACCGTTCCTGGCCAACAGCATAGCTTTCTATCTGCCCCAGCTCTCGCTGAAACATCCCGGCTTTGAGTGTCCACCCAGCAGCAGCGGCCTCGTAGATATTTGCAGCATCGACTAACAGCTCATCTAAATCCGCATCCGGAAAGCGGGTATCTGCGTCACTTCCGCCGTCTGGTATTCTTTCGTCCAGTAGCTTCCTCAGCTTTGTTCTCAGTTCGGTTGTTGGCGTCATCTTTTATCACCGCCTTGTATTTAGGGCAATTATGTTCAAGCCCAATAGATTCTTTCGCCCACCTTCTGGCCAATAAATCCGGGTGACATTTTACTGCTGGTAGCATAGAAACATCAGCGCCTGGTACCCACGGATACCAGGCGCAATCTTTACATTTAGCCATTTACATCACCTACTTTAACTTGGAAGCGTTAATTCTTCCACAGCATTCGCAGGAGAAGCAACTACCCCACGG